AACTGAGAACTACCAATCTCATGAAATTCTGCCATATCTTATTCCTCTTTTAATTATATTTTCTCGTCTTCTGAAGTTTTCATGTAACCCTCAAGCTGTGTCCTTAGGTACTGAGCTTCGTCTATTTTGTAACCTGCCTTCTTGTCATCGTAGATAGATACTACACCTTTGAACATAGCAACTATCAAGCTATCAGTTCTTTGAACTACTGTTAGGTAAGCTTCTGATTGTTGTGCAGTACCTACATTTGCTGTTGTAGTCCTGAATACCAAAGTTTTCCTTCTTTCTACGCCGGTTAGGTTTGTATCAGAAGTTATAAGGGATTCAGAGCTTCCTTCTATCCCAGTGTAGTCAATGTAAAAGCTATCACCGGAACCATCATCCCAAGGTATAGTAACTTTTGCCATACGTTAGTTATTAAATTTAGCGATATACGTTAGTTATTAAATTTAGCGATATAGATGGGATATCCCACCCATCTATACCAAGACTCCTTAGCCCTATGCCTTTGAAGTAACCGTAAATGTAGTGTTGGTGTCCACAGTGACCTGAACTGCCGAGCCATCCTGAGGCACATCGATTGTAGTCGGAGTAACTTCGATGAAGGGGTCACCTGCAGTCTGGTTAAGAGTAGTTGTTGCCTTCTGACCACCACTGGCTATAGCAATAATCTGCTGTGTACGACCTTTAATGGTTTCGTTAGCTGCAGCCTTCAGTGTAAGAATGAATACATACTTAGCTTTTGCACCTGGGTCACCACTAATTGCAGTACCTGAAGTGGCACTTAAACCATTAGCTTGGAACCGTATTGCAGTTATATTGGCAGTAATAATATCACCAGTACCTTTGCTAAAGGTTATTTTTGAAGTATTGGACTTACCGGTTAAAGTTATCGTACCGCCTCCTTTATCTACTGCAGGACTGGTATTATCGAACTGGATAAACTCAGCTGCCGGAAGGTGGTTAGCAACAAACTGTTTCTTCTCAGCTACTCCTGTACCCACTACCTCAAATGTAGCACTTTGGGCTACACGATTGCCCCGATCAGCAACTTCAGCTTTTACCTGTAAAGTGGTATCACCTGAACCAGATGAAGGATTGACAACAATACCGTTTTGTTTTACTTCAGCCATTTTTTTTTATTTATTTAGTTTATTTAGGTCTTACATTAAATGTAGTATTGGTCTTTACGGTAGTTTCATCCTCATAAGAATTAATTTCGCTTAGTTGAAGGATATACTTGGTCAATTCTACATACCTATCGATATTCTCCATGTAAGAGAGTATCTTTTTTGTTTCTTCTGGAGTTTCTCTCTTCAGTACTACAAAAAAGAGCAAAGCTTCATCATGTGCTTGAGCTACTTGAGTATCACCTGTAGGAGAATAGACCTTACCATTGATTACGAACTTATCCTGTGCCCAATCAAAGTTCCAATAACCCTCTTTGGTTATATGTCCATTCTCTTCCAGTGACCTTTTGGTTACGTATAACACGATATTGATACCGTCCAGTTCACCTGAACCAGTCTCTTTTAATGAAGGCCAAGTTCTTATGTAGTTATACTGAATTAATCCGTCCAGAAAATACGGTTCATAGTTATTACCAGTATCTTCACCATAAGACAGAACTTGGTCAAATCTCTTTAACCATATTAGAGGTTGTTTACCTGCATCCACTTCAACAAAGTCATTTACAATGGCCTTGTATCTGTCCCATACTCCTTTGGTAATTCTTTTCCTCCGTGCCATACCCTACTTCTTTACGGGGAAGCCTGGGTTTGGGCCATCAAGTGGTCCTGGCCTCCGGGGGTTAACTACTTTGGGAACTACTACTTTCTTCACCGTACGGCAAATAGGTAGATAGATGGAAAGTCTTTCAGCAAGCATACATAGGTTTTGTTTGAGTATATCAATAACTCCACCGGGTTGCATTGCTTTAATAACATTGGATGAGGTTTTAGATTCAGAGTCAGTATCGTTGAAGAATTCTACCTCAGTTGGACCTGTTTGTATTCGTTTAACCTCACCTGAACCTTGGCTTGACTCTGAGGATTCGGATTCAGAACTTGAGGATGAGTTACTCTCCTTAACGGATTCTGCAGTAGCACCAACCATCAATGAAATCTGTACAACCATGAAATCATAAGCTGCCAATTCCATAATTAGCTGGTTTTCTAGAGCTTCATAATACAACTCATTATTAAATTCCTCTATGGGTACTTCGTGATTTACTAGCGGCTGAATATACAGCTGCCATTTTTCAATAAACGGTTGCTTCTCTTGAAGAGAAAGTTTACCGAAGATATCCTCAGGGATATAAGTATCAATCAGCTCATAGATACTGCCAGGCAACTGGGTATTTACCTTATCACTAACTCCAATGACTCTTGACTTGGAAAGGTTAGCTCCGCCTACGTTGTTGGTTATTGTTACCTTGACAACATAGTCACCAGGAGTTTCATAAAGATGGGAAGCAGTTACCACACCTACATGTGATTCTGTCTTCCCATCACCAAATGTCCACGTTACTGTAAAGTCATTGGGTAGTTTATCAGCGAATGCCCTGAACCTTGCATTGAGTCCAACTATGGTAGATAAGAAATCTACCGTCTCCATAGCTTACTCGTCGTCTTCGTCCTTCAGCTCATCGAGGATAGCATTCACCAAGTCGAGCTTGGTATCACCCTCTTCCGGCTCAATCTCCAGGGAGATGGCCAGGGCCTTCAGCTCTTCCGTGTTGAACTGCTCCTTGATTTTCTCTGGAGCCTCTTCTGCCTCGGCGAGGTCTTCGAACTTCTTCTTAACGGCTTCCAGGTCTACCTCCTTCTTAGGAGCAGGGGGATTAACCTTTGCACCACCGGCCTTGAACTCGTCTGCCTTAGCTTCCTGAAGGTAACCGTTTGCAATAGCTGCTTTGATTACTCGAGTGTTGAACTGTTTTTCGGTTATCTCCACAACTTCGTTACGGAGAACCTTAATCTTGGAAGCCTGGTCGTAGAAGATACTGGCCTTCGGATTAAGTTTTATGTACTTGGGACTTGCCATAGTTAAATTGATTAAAGGGAGCGGTATAATACCGCTCCCAGGTTTGAGTTGTTAAGGTTACTCGATGATACCGGTCAGGTAGTTGTCTACGTTCATGTAGTCAGGGAATCCCTGAGTTGAGAAGCCCTTCGTGGCATCAATGAGGATAGAAGCATCCTGGTACATCTTCGAGAAACCGGTCGTCAGCGAAGCATAGATAGCCTCGGTCTGGTTCGATACGATTCTCTCCGACTCCAGCATGAGCTGTTTTGCAGTCAGCTTAATCATGGCAGCTGCCGGGTCTACGAGCATAACCTCGTTTGCCGGAGTTCCGCCATGAATGTAGAAGTCTGCCGAGTTGGGAACCGGGGTCTTCAGGTTCAGGCGGGCATCGGTAGTACCAGACGAACGCAGCTTGAACTCCGGAAGGTCGAGAAGGTCTAGTGCCTGCTCTTCGCCGCCGATAATGGTACGGAACTGACGGCCCATACGGGATGCCCGAATCCATACCCGGAGGAGGTCACGATACTGGATTCCCTTTGTAGTATCGCCTACGCCGATAACCGGGGCCGACTCGGAACCGTCCAGTTTGTTACCCTTGATGAGGACATCCATTGCCAGTGCATCCATGGCATAACCCAGCTGAACGCCGAAGTCACGGAGGAAGATAGCCATGACGTCCATCGATACGTAGCTACGTACCTCGTCGGTAACCTTGAAACCCTTGCCGATTTTGAAGAGGTTGACCGACTTCTGGCCGAAGGATACGGTACCCAGAGGAATGGTCTCAGCCTCGTTCACCCGGGCAGGGTTGGCGTCGGACATGTTGACGAGCGGCATGATAGCGGTCAGCCCGTTGATAGGCTGGTCGGAAGCTATGATGTTGGGATAGAACGGAGCCTCTCGCATACCCAGGTAGATTGCCTCACGGACGATCTCCGGCACGAGCCAGCGCAGTTCGGGATTCGGCATCGAGTAGATGTTCTCCATCGTGTCAACTTTGGGATTGAATCCCACGGCCTTGAAGTAGTCCTCCTGAGTTATGCCGTATTTCTCCTGGAGCATATCTCCCAAATGAATGTCCACCGGGAGACTCTTGTTGCTTCCCTGTCGGAAGCCATCCATGTTCTTTACGATTTCGGGAAGCTCCTTTAAGTACTGCTCCCGAGTTAAAGTTTTTTCTGCCATATTGAATTTATGTTTTCAGTTATTTTACCAGAATCTGTGCCAGGTCGTCCACCTCAGCCACGTTGATGGCAATGAATTTGGTTTCAGCACCGCTTGTCGAGGGTGAGAAGTTGGGATACGTACCACTGGCATCCAGAGTACCGTCAGTCTGGACATATCCAGTCGTTGTAATCTCAGCCTTTGCGATACCGTGAATGACGGCAAATCCTTCCATCATTACGGTTCCTCCTCCCCCAGCTGCCGTTGCAGGGTATGCAGGGTACTTGCTGTAGTTAACAGCGATACCGAGGTATACTTCACCTTCATCTCCGGTATACGGAGAGATGGTACCATCGGTGTTGAGTTTTACCGGCTGACCCTGAACGATGGTGTCACCGTCCTTTACCGGAAATGCCTGATGAAGCTTGTGCGATTCACTTTTGTAAATCACAGCCTGGGGGGTTCGTCCACCCACTTTGTGTAAGTCTGCCATAATTTAATTTAATGTTTAAGTTACTCTTTAGTTTTATTTCTTGATTTC